CCGCCCGGCGCCCGCCCCCGCCGGGCGCCCGGGGCCCCCCCCGCCCCCTCCCCCGTCCCATTAAGACTGGGTAAGTTCCAGTACATCCCAAGCAGCGTCTTCGCCACGGAATACCAACTCACCGAAGTCGAAGCGCATCTCAGTACCGCGACGCATTACCAGTTCCTGTACGGCGCTGTAGTTGGCGCTCAGGTTGGTTACGCGGTTGATGGCGTAGCGGCTGTCCAAACCAACAATGGTGTCGGTCGGGATTACACCGTCGTCCACGATGTAAATCTGAGGTTCCAGATGGTTCAGGTTTACAGCGCGAGCCATCTCGGCCATCGCTTCGGGGTACACAGCCGGCATTGTCTGGATGGTGGGGCGACCTTCACGACCAATGATCTTGAAGTAGGTAGCCAGATCACACATTACCCAGTCAATGTGGCGGCGGGCGCGGTTGCGACGCAGCCAAGAGATGTAGGCTTTGTGGGTCAGTTTCTTACCGACGGCGGCAGCGTCGAAGGTTTTGGCAGCCACTTTCGGCAGAGCAGCTTGCTGGGTATCAGCATCGCCGTTTACCAAGGCATTGATGTGGCCGTTTACACGAGCGGCCTTCTCAGCGGCGGCTTGACGGGCGATCAGACGGGTTACAAAGTCAAAGGTGTAAGCCTTCTGGGCTTTGTCGGACATTTCCAGACCCAGCGAGTAGGTCGGGATAGAACCCATGCGTTCGGCCACAGTCAGGCGACCGAAGAGTTGCGGAGCGGCCAACTGACCAATCGCTTTGCTGCGAACGCTGTCGTTAGCGGAGAAATCCACCACCGGTTGCTCGAAGCGGTCATCATTCACCGAGAAGTTGTAACCAATCATCTTCTCGAAAGTAGCGATGTCGCTGGTCTTGTCGGCGGCTAGGTTAACTTCCACCATTTCCAATACAGCGGCAGGAGCCAGGATACGGCTGGCCGGTACGGCATCACGCACGATGGAGGCGTCAATACCGTTAGAGATACCGCCGTCCAGAATGTGAGCCATTTTGGCCGGGCCCAAACCAGTGATCGGATTACCATCCATCACCATGCCGTTCTGCTCTAGCAGTTGATTCCAGATGGTGCCTTGGGTGGCCGCATCAGTTTTATCCTGGTGTTTGCGTTCCAGATATTGGGGGACGGAGCAACCGGCTTCGGCAGCTTCCTTGTACATACGGGCGTCCAACGGAATTTCGTGGCGTTCGCCGCCCTTGCCATAAAACACACCAATAGTCATATCGTGCTCCTAGTTAAACACTTTCAATTACATAAATTTTGGCGGCAGAATCGCGCACACTCACCACACGCCAACCTGAGGTACCACTGGCTTTCTTCTTCACTTTGGTCAGGCCAATGTTGTTGGTAACGTGCTGAGTCGGGCCGGTATTGGTTTTGGCCGCATCCTGCGCGTCGCTCACTACATAGTCACCAAGGTTCAACGCGGCACCAGCAGTTACCAATTGGCGTACCAACGGACCTTTACGCACTACGGTGCCGAAGGTTTGGCCGTCCTGGGTGAAGCTCTCAACCGAGGCGATGAAGCCTTCGATTTCGTCATCAGCAGCGCACAACACCATCGTGCCTTCGGTGGTGGTGCTCAATTTCACCGCCTTGTTACGGTCTTTGTCGTTGTACTCGGCAGCGGAGTTGCCCAGTTTGTAGGAGTCGGTTGCCTGAGTATTCGCACCCAACAGAATGCCTAAGGTATATTTAGCCATTTACTTGCTCCCTTATTTCACATATTTACGAGCCCACGCAGGGAGGTCGCTTGCCTGTACGCCGCCTTCTGATTGAGGGGCTACCGCAGCAACACCACCAGCGGGGAATTTAGCGTTAAACTTCTCTTGAATCTGGTTGAAGTACGCCTGCTTACCAGCGAAATCTTCAGGAACCAGTACCTCGGCATTCAGCGCCGTCGCCATCGCGTGGATGTTGCGGTCCAGAATGTCGGCGCAGGTCTGACGGTCGGCCTCAGCCGCAGCCAGAGACGTAGCCAATGCCTGGTTGCTCGCAGTCAGTTCGGCTACCTTGCCTTCGGCTGCGGCAGCACGAGCCTCAGCGGCAGCCAAAGCGGTTTTGCCGGCTTCCTGATCGCCTTCCAGTTCGGCTACCCGCGCTAGAGCTTGCTCTAAGTTCATGGAATTACCTCCATTGTTAGCGGCAAAACCGCTAGGTTGATGATATGACCCCGCAGCTTGCGCCTCGAAGTCGGCTAAAAACTCTTGGAATGTGCACATTCGGTCTACCAGACCAACATCTAAGGCTTCAGCGCCGTAGAAGCAGCGGCCATCGGCCAGCAACTGAACCTGCGCTACCGGCTGGTTACGGTTCTGCGCCACAGTCTTCACAAAGTTCGAGTGAGCGAAATTCAAGGCACGTTGCATTTCTGCTTTGGCTTCGTCGGTGAAGTCTTCCAGCGGGTGGCCCAGTGCTTTGCGGCTACCCGAGCGCATCACGGTAGGTTTGTAGCCTTCGCGTTCCGCAGCTTCTTTTTCACTAACGTGAACACCAATCACACCAATGGAGCCGGTCGTCCCAGCTTCGGACATCCCAATGGTTTGGCCAACAGAACCCAACCAGTAAGCAGCGGAACAGCAGTTATCCCCGGCATAGGTGGCGACCGGCTTTTTGGCTGCCACCGAACGTAACAATTCGGTCGTGTCATTCAGACCGGATACCGCACCGCCACCGGAATTCACATCCAACAAGATGCGTTCCACATCATCGTCGTCCAGTAGATCGGACAAGATAGATTGCAGAGCGGGATAGGAGGTGATGCCCAAGAGGGCGCAGATGAACGGGGACAGGTCGATGTTTACCATCGGCCCTTTCACACCAATGATGGCAGTGCCGTTGTCTGTAACCTGATAAGGCTTGTACGGCTTCTCTTCTTCCGATTTGCCGGCCAACAACTCAGGCAACTTGGCCTCAAACTTCTCGTCTAAGGTGGTAGCTTGCTGAAGGCTGGCTTCAGTCCCTGCCCACAGGGCGCCTTTTTCGATAATCATGTGTTCCCTTTCTTGCCGCCGTTCCCGCTTTTCGGGTTTTTCGGCGCATCAGAATCAAGATTCTGGTTCAACGTTCCCTGGGAGGTATTGCTGTAGGGGTTGTTACCTTCTACTTTGTTCGACTTAAAGCCGGTACCAGAGAGTCTGACCATCCCTGGTTGCGGTAGGTTCCCTGTCAATTGAAGGCAGGCTTCCTCGTCACCCATCAAACCCAAACTCAATAATTCCAGCACACGGGACTGCTTCATCGCTTTAAAGGCTTCAAGCTCTGAGTCCGGGCGCAAATCAATGCGGTCGTAAGAAAACTCAACGTACACGTCGTAACCCAAAAGGCGGGTGGCCAGGGTCAAGGCTTGCGAGAAAATATTGTTCAACGCGAACTGCAAACCCTCTGCCGACTTCATAAACAGCAGGGACTCGGTAGAGGCGATGTTGCTGCTGCTGGAGCCGTGGCCCAGAATGGACGGTAACGTTTTCGTACCTGAAGAAATCTTGTCATTGATGATGTTCTTCAGTGCCGTCATCTCGGTGTCGTGGCTGATGTTCCCTGCGGTCAGGTACTCAACCTCCAACTCGTCCAGCACCACCAGCGCGTCTTCAGGCGCCAGGTCGTTGATGCTTCGTGCCACGTCGTCCTTGATCATGTTCAAGTATTCGGTGGTCTTTTCCGTGGACTCCCTGTACTGTGCCGGCATAGTCTTCAACAACTCTTGCCCGTTCAGCGTGACCTTAATCCGTGGATGGATTGCACGGCGCACAATGCGTCGCAGGTCATTCATGAACTCCTGCATAAACAGGATAGGTTGTAAGGCCGGTTCAAGTGGGCTGCTCGCATACGGAGTCAGCAAATCCTGATCGACTGACACATAGAAGAACGTTGGGTAATCCAAACTTACTTCTTCGTTGTCCACCTTCTGAATAGGTTGCAGACCGTCCTCGGTAACTTGGAATTGCACCGTTGTTACGGACACCGGCTGCAATTTCACCGGCTGACGTGACTTATCCAGCACCAACTCCAGAGCCATCGCACCGTAGTAACGACCTTCTTTGGCCAGTGCCTCGCCCAGTGAACGGATCGAACTAACGTTGGAGAACCCTTCATCATAGTTCTTCAGTACATCCAGCCGAACGAGCAAGGCTTGCAGGGCTTGAGTGGCCTCTGCGTTGAACGTGCCGTCCAGGTTCTTCGCTACAGCGATGTAACCCGCCGTGATGGCCGTCCTGATGTACGCATCTACCGATGCGGAAAGGTCCGGTGTGGAGACGGCGAAGTCCCGGATAATGGTTTGGGTGTCCTTACCGCTGCGGTAAGTGGTGATGTCAGTGTTGATCAGGCTGCGGTCGGGCCGAGACAACGGACGTCCACTATCGGTATTCGCCTTCGTCAAGTAAGACGGCTTCGATTGAGCCCCTATAGGCGGTCTCAAGGATTTTGTTTTCTGAGTCGCCCGTCCTGCGCCAGTGGCCGTAGAGGCCAAAGCACCTACGGCTGCGGAAAAGCGGGAGAGGACAGAAGGCAGGCGCATACCAATAAATCAAACTGATAATGCTTGCATTATACATTGAATTACACTATTTGTACAGAAAAACGTGTAATTAGTAGAAAAGTGTGATATAATCTGTTCCACAGATCGATTGGACATTTCTCCTTAATCTCAAACGTCTTCATCTATCTCTGCGATACTCTTGAGCATTAGCCATGCTTTAAAGCCGCTGTTTCCAGCGGCTTCTTTTTATCTTCAACTTTTGACTTTGAACGACCCGATAAAGCAGGGAAGTGCCCCGCGACCGGGGAGGTGATGCACCAACTGTGCCGCGATATGGCAGTACAGCAAGGAGTGGTGGTAGTGGTCGTTACCCGTGGTCTTCACCCACACATAGGCTTCCGGCTCACCATCTTCATCACTAACCTCACCGTTGAACGCCTTCGCACTTGCAGGTTTCCTCTTCATATCCTGCATCTGCTGACGGAACAAATCCTGTTCCGCGTCCACCGTCACGCCGACCAGACCACTGCGAATGTCGTCCATCAGAATATTCAGTGCCACATTGCGGTTCACGTTCACCTGCCTACGGTCCAACAATGCCTTCTGCGTGTCCTCGCTCTGGTCGATCACACGATACGGTTGCATATCTTTGGTCGTCACATACACCGACCCATACAGATTGTGTATCCGGCTCTGCAAACGATGGATGGTTTCCACATACGGCTGACTATCCGCCAAAATCGTAGTCGGCCTATGCCGGGCAATCAGCCGATTCAACTCTTCTTCCACCGTGCGATAGTCCAAACGGTGTTTCTCAATCACCGTCAGCTTCCCTTGGCCGTCCGTCACACCCACCGTCAAGTGGCATTCCGTACCCATATCCAAGCCGAACACACGGAAACCTGATGCCGGCAACGCGCCGACCTGTTCCATCAGGTCAAGGTCAGCTTCGCTGATCCCGGAATCATTGTCCGCCATCACCTGTCCCAGATGGTAGTTCACGAAATTCACTTTTCGTTTGAAGCGGGTACTCCACAACACCAAGTCTGCCGGCGTGATGATACTTGGCGCGTCCGTCGGACTGATTTGAAAGCCGTCCGCCAAGAAATTATCAGACGGGTTCTCACAAACCCAGGCGCGGTGCTCAATACTTAGGTCCGCTGGTTTAGCACAGTGCGGGCAGAACATAGCAGCCTCCTGCCAACGGATAGAACCCAGCATCCCCTTGTTGATGGCAAGCAAATCACCCTCAAACCCCGGGATGCGTGTGTGCTTCAGGAAGTCCGGCAGATACCAGCGGCCGCAGTGCTTGCATTTACAATGGTTGTAATACCGCTTACTGGCTTGAAACTGCGAGTCAATCCCGAAATTCGGGACCGTCGGTGTACTTACATAGTTCCACCACCGATATTGCGAAGCCGTCAGACGAGATTGCAGGCTTTCCACGTTCTCCATCACGGAGAAGTCCAACTCGTCAACGACTATGCAGTCAGCTGGGATACTAATTGCCGAAGCAGTTGTGTTAGTACCATTGAGATAGAGTAGGCTGTCCCCAATCTGCTTCACACTGGCGTTATCCAAATTCTTATTCAGCTTGGATTGCAGCTTCGGCGAGCTCGCCAACAGTGGATCGACACGAGTTTTCATCACCTTCTGGGCAAACAGTGCCGTCGGCAAGGTATGAATAATCTTAAACCCGTTCAAAATGTCCATCAGCGCCAGGTTCCGCATCAACATAAGTTCGGAAATACCCACCTGAGAACACTTTTTCACCACAATCGTCGGTGCTTCCGACTTCAGAATGCGCTCCTGGTACTCGCGCCCCTTAAACGACACCTGCCGACCGGAAAGTTTCAGGTGTCTCTGTATCCAGTCTGCCGTTTGGGTGGTATCAAACTCGCCTTTATAGCCCGCTTTGATGCGGTTGAACGATTCGCGCAGATCAATAGCCATTTTTCTTCATCTCCACATCCAACCATTGCAGCAACTGTTCGCC